ATTAACGGCTGTAATTGTTTTAGTGCCGTTGTATGAGCTTCCTGAGTTGGCAATAGTTACGCTTTGACCTACATAAAAAGTCTCGCGAACATTATCGTTAAAGTATAAGGTGCCTGAACCTACTGTGTTTTCATGTGCAACTGTAAACCATTTTGGTGCCCATAACATTGGAAGAAGGACTGCATCCGATGCGTCACACACTTCCTGCAAGGTTGCATCTGGATACAAGGTACCGACACCGAGAGTGCTCCGGAGTTCTGCGACTGTTGTAAGTGCCATGTGCAATCCTTTCTAAAGACTCTAGGGAGTCAGAGGGCTACTGACCCCCTAGAGCGACTTAGTTACCTAGTTATCAGGTTAGGTTAAACCAGTTTGCGCCTGCTGCAAGCTTTGTAGCAAGTGCTCCCTGACCGAATAGTAGAATGTCTACAGTTCCGTCTGAGTTAACATTAGTGCGAAGCTGCTGACGAGCACCCTCGTACCATGTGTAAGCATCTGGGTTGATGACAGCCATTGAATAATCTGCTGTTCCTACTCCACCAGAACCCTTCATGTAACGAGATACACGAAGATCAAGACCTGCAACATTACCGCGCAGGCTTGTTGGTGAAAGTGCTCCTGCATTATTTTGAGGATTTGCAGCGATGTAAATTGGTCGACCAGCATCATTGTATGACATGATGTTAGCCCACTGCTCTGGTGTGACAACCATGTTGCGAGCAAAACCAAGTGAAGCAGAATAAACTGCTGCTGCTGCGCTTGAAACATAACTTAGCAAACCTGTTGCTGAGTTAGCCTGTGCTGTTGCGTTAAGAGTACCTGCGCCCTGAATAGCAGTTGTTACAAATTCTTCAGTATCTTTTGCGTAAGCGTATTCCATCTGGACAAGAAGCTCATCTAGAAATGCAGGTGTTGAATTTGTTAGGAGTTCTAGAGTAGTGATTGCACGACCCTTAAAGGACTTCTTTGTAACTGTGATAAATGATGCTTCAAGTTGTGACTCTGTTACTGGTGAGTTCTCATCGATCTGATCGACTAGAGGCACTTCAGTAATCTTAGGCAACTCAAATGTTTTTCCAAATTCTGGCATTGTACCGCGAGAAACTGAATCAATCATTGGGCGATCTGCGTTAGAAAGGAAGTTAAGTAGCTGTGTGCTTTGTGGTGTTGGGATAAATCCTGCACCTGTTGTCTGATCGTTGTCAGCAGCGCGTAGCCATTGACGAGATTCATCATCACCAAAGAGGTTAGCCTTTAGTGTGTTCTCCAAGTAGTTACGCTTTGTGATTTCGATTCTTGGAGATGTGTAGTACATCGCTGTTACAGTAGGGCGAGCAGCCTCGACAGGTGCTGCCTCTACTGCAGGTGTTGCTTCGACTGCTGAAGTGGTATCTTCCACGGCTGTCTCGCTTTCTGTAGTTGGGTTTTCTTCAGCAGGGGTAACTTCCTCTGCTGCGATCTCTAGCACCTGAGCAGACTTAAAGGCTGGCTCTGTTACGAGAGAAACTTCTTTTAACTTAGCCGATGTTACGACTGTGTGTCCGTTGCGTGATGGCTTAGATGCAAGGATCTCTGCGCCTATGCTTAAACCTGAAACCAAATTTTCGCTTGCCATGATAAGGGCATCTGTGCCAGCCTGTGAGCGGCTTAGCTTAAAGGTTGCATAAATGCCATCTTCTTTTTGTTGAGCTGAGATCATGCGACCAACAGGCTTCTTCATGTCATGCTGTGATAAGAGCTTAATCTTTGTTGGGTCTGCAATCTCAATAGATCCTGCCTCAAATGCATAAGATCCAAGATTAGTGCTGCCAATTTCATCATTACCAAAGGGCACTATCTTGCCGGTGATTTCGCGCTTTTCTTCGTTGCACTCAATCATTGTGGCTTCGATGTATAAGTTTTCCATTAGCCTTCGCTTCCATTAGGTGTTAGATCTTCCATCTGCATAGCTTGTTCGATTGTAATTAAACCAAGTGAGAGCATCTTTTCTATAACTAGCAATCGCTCCATAGGTTCAACGCGCAAGAATGTAGAATCTAAATCGAACTTTACATAGTGACCAGCAGTAGATATATCATCCATGCTCAAACGCTGCTCGATTGCAGAGATGTAAGGCTGGAATGCTAATGCCACTAATTGTTTTCTCTCATCGATAATGTTTGCATATGTCATCGATGTGTTGAGGTCTGCTGACAAGTAGTAAGCAGGAATGCCGCACAATCGACTAATCTCAGTTGCAAGATTCTGGATTGCCTCGTTGTACATCATGTCTTTAGGGCTAAAGCCAATATTCTGCGCCTCAAGAGTTGAGGTCAAATATGCCGTTGAACGATTCTGACGAGCGGACTTCCATGAAGCCAGTAAGCCTTGAACTTCCGCAGGTGGGAGATCTGCTCCTGTATTTTTTAACACTGTAGTAGCCATCGGAGTTTGTGCAGCTGTAGCAGCAGCCTTCTGAATATCAATAGCAGCTTGAATTGTTCTTGCACCTGTTGTAAGCACACCCTCGTTAAATGCTTGGAATGTAACTAGAGATCCAAGACCAGACATCGGGCGTGGTGACCCATCCACATAATATTGTGTTACAAATGTGTTAGTTACATCAAGATCGAAAGTAATGCGAGTGTTAGCAACCCACTCGAAAGATGCAGGGCGATTATCTTCCTGATAAGTCTCTGTAACTTCTAGGAAGGCTTGCCCAAAGAATAGAAGGCTATCGACCAAGTAACTGACAGTAACAAATTGTGGCTGTGACTTAGATAGTTGATGCACCCATCTAGGAGCTGGAATATCTTCTCCAGTAGACTTCTTCTTGTACTCTAGCGGAATAGATCCGACTGTGCAGAGAAGATCGCGGCATCGCTTGATAGCAGGAACAGCCATAGCATCTCGTCTCCCAATTACAGGGAATGTAAAGTTGTAGATTGAGTTAATGCCATCGCCCATAATCTTAGGCGCGAGCTGTGCCTCTAATATTTCTGGCTTACGCGAAAAGATACCCATAGACAGAAATTGTAGCATTTGTCAAGCAATTAGACAATGTGCTAGGGCGTGTCTAAGTATATATCTGTGGCTTAGGTGCAGGGATCATTAACTTGCTTACTACCATAGCCAACCCAATCGGAGCAGAGATGTCACCTGCTGACTTGCGCTTAATTATGCGCCATGCCGAATCGTTAACCTTAGCTGCGCAGTTATTCATCTGCTGGATCAATTCCTCTTGCCCATTGTGAACCACGCGAGCATTCACCAAGCCTTCTAATAGATCGCCACAGGCTTTATAGAATTGCTGACCTGAAACATCCTCGACCATGACTCCAGCATTGGCTAAGCGATCTGCGATTGTCTGCGTGGCGTACTTGTCAAAGCAGACTAGCCGTGGCTTATAGATGTCACACCACGCCTTTATACTTGCTGCCATCTTCAGCTCATCGATAGCAACCTGAGAGCTATAAGTTTCCAAAATCCCGATGCCAATCCGCCCATCTGGGAGAAGTTGTCCTGCGACCAATGATCCGTTCCTGCGTGACGGACTGACATCGAAACCGAATACAGTATAAGCCCCCGCGCTCATTTCTAGTGTGCTATCGGATGTGTCTTCTAAGACTCCATGTGGCCACGGACTACTTAGCGAATCGATCCATTGGCAAAGAGTTTCAGTACGCGTGTTTTCAATCGGTGAAGTAGCAATCGCCTCCTCAATCGCTTCTTCTGTAATGGTGTATCCCAGAGAGGGGTTAGCCAGAGCCCATGCATCGCGGTCAGTTATCTTGCAGTACTGGGGTGCTGAGTACTCATAGAATCCAAGAGATTTGGGTGGATACTCCAAGCAGCGCGTTCGTAGTTCGTTGAGCACTGTGCTGAAATGGTCTCCTGCATTACTACTAAAAAGCGTTTGAGAGTTTGGGTGAGCTCTAGTTGTAGGAGTTGCAGCTCTAAATCCTTCTTCAGTAATTTCTCTGAGTTCATCGATGTAGAGCAATCCATTGACGCTTCTACCGCGAGAGCCATCTCTAGTTGCTGCAACAACATCGAGCCTTGCTCCAGATAGCATTTCAATAGACTCAGTTCCATTGGCATGTCTGATCTGCTTGACGAATCCTTTAAGGTGATCATTGTTCTCCAATAAATAAGTAATCTGACGAAAAGTGTCCAGAGCCATGCTTCTGTTAGAGCTCATGATTAGGACATTGGTATTCCATTTAATTAGATGTGCAAGTATGAGCATACGCGCTAAGTGAGTCTTTCCATTTTGCCTAGCTACCAGAATGAGGTTTGTTTTACGAATCCACATGCCTTTTTTGTCTACAGTAAGCATGTCCTTAAGTACAAACTCCTGCCAAGGCAGCAAGGGCATCTGGACGATCTCACACAGGTCTTTAACATCTTGCAGCTTACTTTCGCCCTTAAGAAGTGGACTGTGAAGCCGTGGCTTAGTTGCCCCTCGCAGGGCTTTGCGCTTTTTAGGCTTGTCTGTCATTGACTCGGATTAGGTCGGGTCTTAAAAGGACTGTCCAGCATCGTTTCGGACTGCATCGGGGAGGTATAGGTTGAAAAGACAGGGGGGGTAGCCGTCTGTGCTAAAAAAACCCCCTCATTGAGCGCACCCTTACGCAAATTGCATGACTTGCATAACACTCTTAGATTGTCAAGGCTATGATCGCCACCTGCTTTGCGTGGGATGATGTGATCGATGTGCATCTCGCCTTCATCTGTGCCACATAACTGGCATGCTCTACCATCACGCATGAACACGCGTTCACGCTGTTCGCGGTATCGCCTTGAGTTCAGCTTGTCTAATGCCATCCTTTAACCTTCCAGTGATTCAATGCAATGCAAGGCTCACCATAACGATGACCAATATAGTTAAGACCCCATACTACCTGCTTATATCCATCTACCCTAGCAAGATACTGACTGCGCCCTTGTGGTATTCCATGGTGTGATCCATTCTTAGCTTCTGGTCTCCAATTAGATTCCTTGGTATATAAGACCTCTAAGCATTTATACTCTTTATAGTTATAACCTAATAGATGTAAAGCATATTCTTTATAGCTTACATATTGCACTGGTTTAGATCCACCTGCTGCAGGCATAAAGCATAGAGCTATCCCAATAGCTACTAGCACCCCGCGAGCTACGCCCCTAAGGGGCTCGCGGTGAGCCTTTGAGAGGCTCTGCTGTGTTAGCGTACCATCGATGTCAAATTCATTTGTAAAAGTCCTGCTCAGAGCGGTGTTTCGTTTCAAGATAACCTCCTGTGGATAACTTCTGTGGATAACTATTTATCCGTACTGTAGAAGCCCTTACCCTTAAATACTGCTGGAGTAGCTGCAATTACTTTAGTCATAGGCTCATTACAGTAAGTACAAGGAATCATTGGTCTATCGTGCCATCCATGGGTGATCTCATTCGTGAGATTACATTTAAGACATCTATAGTCGTAGGCTGGCAAGTTAGACACTTCCTTATCATGTATGACCCACATCCCTCGCAGCGGTCAATGTCTGCCTCTGTAGGTTCTTTGTCTAGGTGACCGTACTTTAATATGAGTAGTGGCAAGAGATCCTCTAAACGGATGATGGCGGCATACTCTCGCGCATCTTCACCTTGTCCGTTGAGTCTAATTACTCCGAAGCCTAATTCCCCCGAAATGGCTGTTCGAGCTTTTAATTGCTTTATGTATGCAAGAGGTTGAAATCCAGCGCGGGCTTTGACTTCAACATCAAACGGTACATTGACAATATCCTTGCCACTACCCCTTCCAACACATGCGCCTTGCCAGACAGTCGATAGGTACTGTGCGACAACACGCTCTGTGCGGAAACCTCTGTGTTTCCTTGCTTGACTAGCCATTAACAGCTTTACACTTAGCACATTGCCATGTGACAACGCCATTAACTGAGTCCGATGATATGTCCTCTAGATCTCTGATCGCAACTGGCTCATTACACAGCTGACAAGGAACGAAGGCTGACATGAGATCAACCCACTCACCATTAATCTTAATTCCAATGTTACCCA